CAGGAGCGGCGATCTCTCGACGCCATAACGACGGGGGTAACTGTCCACACGCCGCAGGAGATGTTGTGCCGGTTTTTGAACACGCGTGCCGTCGCGCCGATGACGGTCACCCCTTACGAGTCTGGCGCCAACGCACACCCGTGGTGTGACGGATTCCGAGGACTGTACGTGCCGCGTGCGTGGTTGGAGAATCTGACCGAAGATCGGTTGGTCAGGTTGGGGTTGGCGTGGGTGAACGGGATGTCAATCCCGTGGAGCACTTTCCGGTACCGGGTCGAAGACCTGTCGCTCGATTACGACCTGGAAGCGGCGGAACACAAGAACATAGTGACGACAGCCCAACTCATTCCCAGGTTTGTGACGACGGTTCGGGACGCGTTGAACCAGACGGTTTGACCGGAGGTACATGTTTCGGGCGTCGGGCGGGTCACCCGTCCGAGTAGTTTCCTAAAACTGAGTCACACTAGCCGCCCGTCCGGGCGGGCACACAGATGAAAAACAACTCCGTGCGAAGCCGAATCGAAGTCGACTGTCAGGGGCGGAAACACACCGTTGCGCTGATGGCCAGTGGCGCTCTGGTTTTCGAAGACCACACGCGAAAAGAGTTGGCCCGGCTGGTGACCGGACACACGCTGGGTATGAAGGGTTGCGGGTGCGTCGAGCTCTTGATGGAGTTTCGGAGTAAGGGGGCGGCGGCGTTGCCGACGGCGTTCGGCAACGCGGTGGCGGAAATCAGTTCGCGCGCCGCTCGACTGTGGCGACGGTGGTGCCGGAAACGGTCTTTTCCCGTCGCACCCACGCTGCCCGACGCCAAACCGGAAACCGTCCTTGGCGCGATCCACGCCGGACTGAGGCCGCCGCTGGCGCAAATGGTCACCCGAAAAGACCTGGGGCTGGTGTTGGCGAGCGGTTCCATCTTGGTCTCGGTGGAAAAGAACAAGCGACTCAAGGCGAGAGACGGGACACTGGTGACGACGGCCGTGATCGTGCCGGTGGACGATCGGTACGACGTTTCGGTCACCGTTAACGCGGTCATCATCGAACTCGAGCAACGCCTGTTGTGGGTCTTCTGTGCCCAACAACAGAATCGCTGTCGCGTCACCGGGTTGAACGACCTGTTGGCCAAAGTCAACTCCACCAACGAACTGACGGAAGACCCGATCGCGGAGAAGTACGGACCGATCCGAGCCAGCGTCCAGGTCAAAGGCCGAGAGCAAGCCGAACTGGATTACGCGCCGGGTGACGAACCGCCTTTCCTGTGCATCGACATGCTCGTCAGCCTGCCGTACATCCGTAAGCACCAGGCGCCGGGCCTGGTTCGGTTTCTCCGGGACCGTCTCAACGAGTACGTAGCCACGTTGGCCGCCAACCGCCGGTAACACTCGACATGTGACTACGGCCGACCGTCATGTCGGCCGTAGTCTTCGGGAGGTTGAAAGATGGCACTGAGAAGCGTCAGGTTTCGATGCTGCGGCCAGTTACACAAAGTGACTATTTCGACGCGGGGAGCCGTTCACCTGCACAACCACACGGCCAGTCAGATTCGGACCGCAATCAACAGTGTTGCGCTGGGCAACGAACCGGGACGGTGCATCGAGTTGTTGCTGGCGTTGCGTCGACTGTACAAGTACCAGGACAACCACGTACGAGAAGAGTTTCTTCACAAGACGGCGCCGGAACTCGAGCACACAACGACCGACGCCACGGCCATGTTCAGGATTCGCCGGCAGTTGATACGACGCTCAGCCAGACCGCAAACGACAACGGGCGGGTGGCCGAAGTATTACCCGACGTTTGTGACCGAAGTGTTAGATCAGATCCGACGCCTGTGTCCGAACTCACCGGTCATGTCCAAGCTCAGTTCCGAAACGCCGAACTCACAGTCAAGACGCCGACGAATCATGTGCCTGCTCATGACTTTTGGTTTGCGTACCGAACACTATTCGAACTCGGATTTGATTTTCTACTTGACTTGGACCGAAGGCGACTGGGTGTACGACTCGTCTATCAACCAAACTCGAAAGTTGTGGTCTGACAAACTGTCTGACACCGACAAGAAGAAAAGACTTCTTTCCGCGATGGTGTACGACATAAGTCAGTTTTGTTTGTCGATTCAGCGTCGACACCAACAAAACGTCGAGGCACGGAATGAACTGTTGCACAGACAAGGCCTATTACGTCGGTACGGGATAACCAACACCAGCGGTAGTTACTCAGTGTGTGTCAAAAGGTCGAATCTTTTGGAGATTGTTACAACGAGACAAGGGTTGCAAATTTCGATCACCAAAGTGACCCCAGAGCAAGGTTACTGGATCTACCAAAAACTTCAACCCAAACTTTCAACCATGCTGGAGGCTTTGTCAAAGAGACTGGAACGGGCTGTCACCAAGGCTTCGAAGGAACCCCAGAAGTGACGCTTCTCAGTGGCCGAAGGACCGTCAATTCCAGATTCTGACAATCTAAGTCTGACTGGTCACAATTGAGCGTCGAAGGGTGTGGTCAAAGTCAGATCAAACGATTGTTTTTGGAAACAACTTGACTTTTGACCACCAGCCCTGGAATGCGATTAAATGCCCCAGGATCGACGATCTCCTCAAAGAGCCACACCCATAGCTTTTGTCTGAGATCGTCGATCCTGGGTCAAATGGTAACAATTGGCGGGCATGCTTGAGGTTTTCACCGCGTTATCGCCCGGCGCCGAGCTCGCCCTAGCGAGTCGCGAGGCGCCAGCGAAGCTAACGATAGGATCTTTGGTTACAAAGATCCGTTCCTTCTTCTAGATCCAAGAGAACACGGCAGGCTTTGATGCCGTGTATCTTCTTCTAGAAGAAGTACGACATAACCCATATTATGTCGTCTTTAATACAAGACTCTAAGGAGGGCGAGGACCCAAAAATTACCCACACGTCGGAACGAACGTCATTCTCGGAATTTTCACTTGGCGCGACTCGGTTCGGTGCCTATCATGCCCGGTACCTGAATCATTTGCTGTTTGCTGTTTGCGGTTTGTCAGTTTTCAAAAACCCGAGGTTGGGCTTGCTTGTACTCCCTCCGGATCGGATTCTTGACTTTCAACCCGTTGGCCGTGTTCGAACAGTTGCGTCAGTCGAGCCGTCACCCGTCGACCCTGATCGTTTCGTTGGTCGTGTGTACGTGGTCTTTCTGGATCGACCTGAAACCTTTGCCTACCTGTGGTTTCCGGGTTGTTCGGTGACTTGGCCAGATCGCCTCGTTTTGTACGAAAACGTGCCTTTGCTTCGTTACCGTGAGACAATTCCTGAGTGGTTCTTTCGAGCCGGTGGTAAGCTTGTTACGGCTGAGCCTAACCCTCGACCGTACACGGACTCGGAATTGGACCGACTGGTTCCCTGCCTGTCTCACATCGAAACCGAGTTGGCCAAGGTCGGACGACGGTTGGCTTGCCGCTAACTTCGTCAACTCGTTCGGCCGGTAGGCCGGCTGCTTCTTACCGACTGGGTGGTACCCGGCCGGTTTCTTCGTCCACAGTCACAGTCTTTGTCACGGACAAGCCGTCCGTGCAAGGGGTTTTATGTCGAGGCGCCTATGCCCACCGAGTCGTCGGACGGTTTTCGACACTGGCCGAAGCTGAGAGTTCGGGCGTTTATCAACAGTCACCCGTGTCGCGCCGCCAAGATGGCTGTGCTTTACCCGCTGGCACGGTCGAAAAACAGGCAGTGCGGGAGCAAGTCGGTAATTCGGCTGGGGTTGATGTGGTTTCGACGGGTCACCGGGTTGTACGAACTCGACTGTCCGTTGGTCGTTCGCCGGGCTAATTACGCGTCCCACTGTCCGCCGCGTCCGTTCGTCTTATCCACACTGCGTGGCTGGATGTCGCCTGCGCCCTGCAAGATCCCGATCTGTCCGTGGTGCTACGGCACGTACGTGTACGACACCTATCGTCGGGTAGCTAGAGCGACGGCCGGTCGAGGGTTTGTGTCTATCGGCGTGTACCGACAGTTGGTGCCGACGCCCGCGTTCGGCGTGTCGGACGTGGAGCGGGCGTGTGCGGCTGCGGCGGCGACGTGCGCCACGTTGCGACCCGACGGCGGCTTGTGGCAGGTGACGGTAGACCCCAGACCGAGTGGTGTTATCGTGCGACAGGTGGTCGTCGGCTGGGCGGCGACGTCGATCCTGCGTTTCCAGTCCGACTGGCGACAGGCGGAGGTGGCGGCAGCCGACGAAGGGCAGTTGGCGATCCGACTGGGGAACGACATTCGGTACCCGGTCGGGTGCATGAAACACTCGGCGGCCGAGGCGGCCGAGGTTCTGGGGAAGGCGTTCTGTACGCGAATGCGATTGTCCGGCGTTCGGGGCGCATTCAGGGAAAAAGGCCCAGTTGAAAAGGGGGAGGAATGACGTCGGCAGAACATCTGGCCGGGGCGGCGAGTGCGCTCGCCCTGGACGACGCGTTGCAGTTGACGTTGGTGTCGGGCTTTCTGACCACGGGGGACGCGGACAAGGCAGCCAAAGCGGCGACGCTGTTAGCCGAATTGACGACCGTCACAGGCGTGCCGAGGCGGACGCTGCTCGACGCACTGGTCGCGGTCATTGACCGCAGCCAGCCGGCCGAGTTCGCCGGTTACCTGACGGCCGTCGTGACGGCGTATTCCGCGAACCAGTCGCCTTCGCCCGCTGCCCAACCGGCTGGGCCGAACGCGACTCTCAAGTTGACCGAAGACGAGCGGGCCCGAGTGCTACAACTGCTGGACAACTCCGCGCCCATAGACGGGTTGGCCGTCGGGACGCTGCTCTTTCACCGGCAGGTCGAGGTCGACGACCTGAGTGTCGTGTTCGACGTAATCAACGCGCACAACGGCGGGGCGATCGATTTGTATGTCAAGCGCGGGCGTGCCCAGTTGTTGGCCACCTACCCGCCGACCAAACTGTTGACGGCCGAGTACCGGTTGCAAGTCGAAGCCAAGGTGTTCGTCGTCCGAGTCGACTGACGGGCACAGTGATTTGGTCAAAACACACCGGTGCCGGTGGCCTCCGTCACGTTTGTCGCTAAACCATATGGAGCGTCTTATGAAGGCCCCCAGTTTGGAGAAAATCCTGGACGACGCCGAGACCAGGTTCTTCGCGCTGTTGCCGCAGAAAGGGTTCGCCCGAGCCGTGTTCGGGTTGGATCACGGCGTAGTCCGGGTGGATGAGATTTCGCCGGCTTTCTACATGCTGACTGCGTACACGCAGGATGGCGTGTGTCTCGGCTGCAAGACGGTTCTCGTCTCGGATCAGGTCGAACGTACTAACAAGATCGTCAGGCCCAAACTCCAGCCGCGTTAACGACTCACCCGGCCCGGCCGTCCGACGGCCGGGCTTTCACTCGGAGGTTGCGTTGCGTACACCCATTGCCGTTCTCGCCGCCGACACGCACTTGGCCCCTCGCGCCTGGGCGAACTACCCTCAGGTGTGCGGCGACAGCTATTTCGCGTTCGAGTGGCTTCACTCGCTGGCCGTACGTCTGGACGTGCCGGTCGTTTTGGCCGGCGACGTGTTCGACGTCAATCGGCCGGATTCGTTGTCGGTGCACACGGCGCAGCGGGTCATTAACCACATGACGGCGCAAACCGGCCGGAACGTGTACTACACTCAAGGACAGCACGAACTCGCCGACCCGCCGTGGTTGACGTTGACGGCCGCCAAGCACATCCACCGGTCGGTGATCAACCTGGGCGGTGTGACCCTTTACGGCATGGACTTCACGCGCAAGGAACTCCTGTCGGCAGAACTGGCACGGGTGCCCAAAACGGTCGACATGCTCGTCGCCCACCAGGTGTGGCGTGACCACATCGACAACGCGCCCGGGGCGGAAGCGGCGTTTGCCGACGTCCCTCACGTCCGGGCCATGCTCACGGGCGACTTTCACGGGCACCGGGTGACTCAGACGGTCGGCGCCAGCGGACAGGCGTTAGCTGTCCTCAGTCCAGGTTCCACGTGCATGCAGGCGGCCGACGAGTCGGCGGACAAGTACGTGTACGTCCTGTACTCCGACCTGTGGGTCGAGTCGGTTCAGCTGCCCGGGCGGCCGGTCATTTGTCACGACCTGCGGACTGCCGAACAGCTCGAGGCGGCGGTCGAGTCGGTCCGCCTGACGGCCGAGTCGGTCAAGGCGGCGGCCGTGGCCAAGGGTGTGCCGGAAGCCGTCGCCACGCCGCTGTGGCTCGTCCGGTACACGACCGGTATTACCCGGGCGTACGCGGCGTTACGGGCGGTTTCCGGCGTGCACCTGATGACCAAGTTGCTCATGTCGGATGACGAACCGGCCCCTATGGGTGGGCCGGCCGTGTCCACCGCCGGCGTGTCGACCGGCCTGCTCGGCTGTCTGCCGGAGATTGTGGACGAAGACGACCCCGTATTCGCCACGTGCGACCGCCTGCTCCGGGCGACGGATCCGGACAAAGAACTGGCGGACCTCATCAAGGAGCGACTGAATGGCCAGAGCGACGGTGCCGCCCAGGCTGATGGACTGGCTGGCCGGGCGACGGCAGTTGCGGGTGCAACAGTTGCATGAGGTGCAGACGGACTTGGCCGTGTTGGACGCGGTGCGGGCGAAACTGCAGGTGACCGGGTTGGCGACCTGGGTGGCAGCCAACACGCTGCCGATCAGTCGGGGGAAAAACCGGATCGCGTACGTCGGGCGATTCGTCGAAGACTGCCACCACATCGAGATCTGCTGTGTCGACGATCAGACCCCGATCTGGACGCAACCCGGTTTTGAGTTGCTCTGTCTGAACGGCCGCCCGGTCGAAGTCCCCTTACTGGAGTTGACGCGATGCGACTCATCGACCTCGAACTCACGCGGTTCTGCCAACACGCGTCCGCCACGTTCCAGTTCAGTCCCGGCCTCAACTGTATACGGGGGCCCAACGGGTCGGGAAAGTCCAACCTGCTCGCCGCCGTCGCCGGCGCCGTCACCAACGACTTCCCGAAAGACTCGGGCGGGCGCGACGCTAATGCCACCGTCGGGACAGACGGGCCGGCCGGCGTCAAACTCCGATTCGAGCACCACGGCACGCTCGTCGAAATCGAACGCGGGTTCCGGCCGAGTAGCCACCGGCTCCAAATCGGGGGCAAGACGTTCCACAAAGAAGCGGACGTGAGACGCGAACTGTCGGCATTTCTCGCCGTGGCTGACGTGGTGTTGCGGGATTTTGTGTTCGTCCGACAGGGCGAGTTGGCGGCGTTTCTTACGGCGTCCGCGTCCCACCGGGCGGACGCCTTTCACGAGCTGTTCGGTCTCACCAAGGCGGAGGCCATTTGGACGGCAATCAAGGAGGCGGACACTACGGTACCGGCCCCGTCTGTCGACGTGGCGGCCGTTCGAGCTAGACTGAAAAACAACTACGCCAAGTTGGCGGAAGTGGTCGCCGAGGCCGCCGCCGCTGGCACCGTTCCGGCGGACGTGGCCGTACAGATTGCCCACCTGCAGCAACGGATTGCGGAACACGCACAGGCCGTGTCGGCGGCAAACACGCTGACTTCGCTCGAAGCCGAAGCCGCCCGTTGGGCCGGCGTCCGGACCGAGGCCGAAGCGCAGGCGGAGGGTCTGGCCAGTCGGCTGGCCCGGCACCGGGCCGATATGGCCGCACGACAAGCCCGGGTGGACGCGGCCAAGCTGGTTCGAGACCAGTGGCAGGCGTTTGATGCGGCGACTCAAGCAAGGGCGGCCGCAGAGAAGGCCGTGACGACTCTGGAAGCCGACATGCAGCGGCTGGCCGACCCTCAACTGCCGACCGACTACGTCGCGGACACGTCGGAGATTGTCGCCGCCATGTCCGCGATGACGGCCGAAAAGGGGCGACTGGAGATGTACGCCAGCACGTTCGACCCGGCCAGCGGGCGGGCCGAGTGTCCGACGTGCGGCACTCCGGCGTCAGCGTTGCCAACAGACCCGGTCGAGGCAGCCAACCGGGCGAAAGCTCTGGCCGACGACCTTCGCCTGTTGAACGCCGCCTGGGCCAGGTCCAGGCAGTACGACACGCTTTTACGAGTGCGGGGGGCAGACCGGGCACAGGTGACGGCGAAGTTGGAAGCCGCGCTGACGACGCTGGCCGGCCTTTCGGTGCCGACCCCGCCGACAACACCGGTCGGCGAGTACGACGCAGCCGTGGCGGCCGTGTCCGCCGCGTCACTCGACCTGCAAATCGTGGCCGAGTCGCTGGCGGCGGCTCAAACCAAAGCCGCGACCGCCCAAGCCAAGGAGGCCAAGTGTTTGGCCGACATCGCTCGGGTGCGCGAAATGTCGGGCGTCATGACAGCCGCCGAACTGACGGCGGCTGAGAAGGAAGTGGTCCGCCTGTCCGAAATGGCCCGTCGTGCGACCGCCAGGGCGGTCACGCGGGCGACGCTCGAGAAGGAGATCGAGTCGGACGAAGCGCTACTGAAGTGGGCGGCGCCCATGGCCGAGAAAGTCGAACGGGCCGGCAAGCTGACCGCCCATTTGACCCGTGTGCGCGAGGTGTTTCACCGGACGGCGCTGCCGGCCGTCGTAGCCAAGCGGCGGCTGAGGGAACTGGAGCAGCGGCTGAACGACATGCTCAGGCGATTCGGTTCCGACTTCACGGTGTTCACTGACGACACGTTACAGTTCGTAGCTAACACCCGGCTGGGGCCACAGCCGATGGGCCGGCTGTCGTGGGGCCAGCGGGCGGTGTTGGCGCTGGCGTTCCGGGTTGTGGTCAACGCGCAGTACGCCGGCGACCTGGGGCTGTTGTGTCTGGACGAGCCGACGGCCTGGTTGGACGAACGGAACATCCGCTGTGTCGAGACGGCCCTGACGGCTTTGCGAGACGTGTCGGCGAACAGCGGATTGCAGTTGTTGTTCATCACACACGAGCGTTCACTGGACCACCTGTTCGACAAAGTCATTGAACTGTCTCCCAGCTAGAGGGTCGATTATGACCAAGCCGAAAGTGACTTTTCGAAAGCAGGGCAACCTGCTGGAGATCAGCAGTCAGGGGGCGGCGCCACCCAAAGCGTTGGCCGACTACGCCGAACTCAATTTGAGTTACAACAAGGTCACGTTCCTGTACGGCCTGGACCGGTACATGGCGTCCTCCGACGGACGACCCAGGAACATCGAAAGTCGGCCGGTGAGCATGTGCAAACGAGACATTCACGGTCGGCTGGTGTGTGGGTACGGGTTCGCCCCACGGCTACGGAAAGCGATCAGCGAACTGGGTTACGACCTGGAAGAGTTCGACATTACGCCGACGCCAGAAAACCCGGACGCGTTTAATCCCAACCTGGGGCTGGTGCACTCGCGGTTTACGTTTCGACCGAAACAGGAGGAGTGTCTTCGCGCGATCATGACGAACCCGGCCGGCGGATTGGTGCACGCGGTGACCGGGTTCGGAAAAATGGTGATGATCGCCATGACCTGTGTCCTCTACCCCAAGGCCACGTTCGCGGTCGTGGTGAAGGGCCGGGACCTGGCCAACAAGACACGCGCCTTCCTGTCAAACCACGTGCCGTCGGTCGGCATGGTCGGTGACTCGAAACGGGAAAGGGGGCGGGTGACCGTCTACACGGCCGGCAGTTTGCGGCACTATGACGGCCAGTCCGACTTCCTCATTTGCGACGAAGCGCACGAACTGATGGCCGACACGTATGTGGCCGAATTGGCCCGCAGCATGAACGCCCGTCGGTACGCGTTCACGGCGTCACCAAAGGGACGGAGCGACGGCACGGACATCCGCCTGGAAAGCATGTTCGGGCCGTGTATCTTTCACATTCCGTACCAAGAAGCGGTCAACCTGCAACTTGTGGTGCCGATCCGGGTGGAGTGGTCGGATGTCTTTCTCCCCGATTACGTGTCCGCCGGGTGCAGTGGGCCGGCCAAGGACCGGTTAGATTTGTGGACGAATAACGGGCGTAACGCGGTTATCGCCAAGAAAGCCCGAACCTTCGGTGACGACGAACAGGTCCAGATCCTAGTCAAAACGATCGAGCACGCTGTCCACTTGCGCAAACACCTGCCCGAGTACACACTCGTGTATGGTGATATGGAGATGGCGGACCGTCGGAAGTACGTGCGAGACGGGTTACTGCCGGAGACCGAACCTGAGATGACGCCGGCCAGGCGGATAGCGCTCAGACAGCAGTTCGAGGCCGGGCACCTGAAGAAAGTCATCTCGACGGCCGTGTGGGCTGTCGGCATCGATCCGGTGTTCCTGGCGGCCCTGATCCGGGCTGACGCCGGTGCCAGTGAAATCACTGACATCCAGGCGCCGGGGCGAGTGGCCCGGCGGGCGGCCGGTAAAGCCGTCGGCGTGGTGTGCGACTTTAGGGACCAGTTCGACTCCGCCCTCGCCAGGAAGGCGCGCAAACGGCAGACGCACTACGAGGCACTGGGCTGGGAGCAGGTAAACGTTGGAGGTAAGTAATGACTCTAGTCCATTCGGCTGAACCTCCGTCGGCGGCTGTGGACGCGCTCGCCCGCGCCATTCGCGCTCGTTACATCGCCAACCGGCGACACCATGAGTTTGTGGAAACTGGACGGGTCAGTCGGTGGGGCTCGGACCCGCGAGTCATGGCCCGCTACGACGGCGGCCGTACGTCTAACGGCACGTACCACCAGAACATCTGGTTGAACATCGCCCGGTACTTCATCGCCAACGGCGTCGACATGTGCCAGGCGTTGGATTCGGCGTTCGCGAACGCCGCCGGCGGCGATCCGCCCCAACCCAACTTTTTTCTGTCCCGTGACGCCATCGACCTGTCGGGCTACATGGAACAGGCCGTCCAGAACGTGAAGACGGATTTCGAGACGGCCGGGCGGCAGGCTAGAATTGCTTACAGCCGGTACATCGAAACTCGACCTGATGAACGCACCGTCTGGCGGTCGGTAATTACCGACCCGTCGATCATAGCGTCGCCGCTGTTTCGCTACCTGTTGTCAGTGCATACTAACAACCACGACCTGGCGGACCATTACAAGGCGGCCGCTCAGGCCCAGTTCTTGGCCCGCTCTTACGCCTATGTCAAAGCCCTTCCGGATCTTCCAAAGGACTTCGTTGCCGCTGCGGCCGGAGTAGACGCATGAAGACAACCAACCCGGGTAAGGCTGTGACCGAGGAGCCGCTAACCGTTCCTCAGGTCGAGGCCATGTTACGTGCCGTACTGCGTGTGCACGCGGTTTACGCCATGGCGACGAGTCACCTCAAGGTCGAACTGTTCGACGCCGTGACTGAGCCGCACTGTCGACTGCTGTGGCAGACCGTGCAGTTGTACGTCACCAAGTTCGGCGCCGACTCGCTGTTCAGCCTGCCACCCAGGACGGTGTATTCGGCTATGGAAGTGGAGGCCGACGCGCTGGTCAAGCAGGCCCCAGACCTGCTGCCGGAACCCATGCGTGACATGTTTTTTGGCACCGACCGTAAGACGCCCGGCCTCTTGTTCTGGATTTACGAGGTGTCGACGGTAGACGACTGTCACGTCAGTCAGTGCCGGGAGTACCTAGGTCGGTTCCTGTCGGAACGGAAAGTCCAGCGGCCGCTGGTGCAGGTCCTGGAGTCGGCTGCCGGCAAGCCGTTCGTCGACCTGCCGGCCATTCTGCAGGAAGCGATTGCCGAAGAGGTGTCGGTCCGGAACGTCAACGTCAACCCGGTCAAGTCGATCTCGCCGCCGAACTACGAACTGCCCAAGATTCAACAGTGGTCGTCGGGCATCCCGTACGTGGACAAGTTCACTAACGACGGCCACGCCGCGTGCGAAGTGTACGGCCTGCTGGGCGCGTACGGGTCGGGTAAGACCATCTTCGGCGTGCAGATGGTGGTTCAGTCGGTGTTGGCCGAGTTGGACAAAATGGACCAGGCGGCGGCGCAGGGTAAGGTCTATAAGCCCAGACACAGTTACCTGTTTCACTACGAGGCGAACGAGCACGAGATTCGCCAGCGGCTATGGTCGCACGCATGTGAGATTTCGTGGGACGTCATGCAGAAGTTCGACCGGGCGACGCTGTCGTCGCGGACCAAGCCTGGGTCGTACAAGACTTACGAACTGGACCGGTGGAAGCACCAGCTCGCGGCAACCGGCATGATTGACGGCGAGTTGGATCGGTTGTCTCGGTTGGCCAGGTTGGAACCGTACATCCACATCGTGGACATGTCGTGTCCGCCGGACAATCCGAAACTGGGGACTGGCTATGTGCCCGAGATCAGCAACATTCTGGCTACGTGGGCGGTCGACCACCTGGACCGAATCGGCGTGGTGGTTGTCGACTACGTCGGGGTCATGTGTAAACGCCACGTCCTCGCGAAAGGGCTGCCTGACGAACGGTTGCGGCGTCTGATCGGAGGTTTCGCCGACGCCGCGCGTATTCACATTGCCAGCCAGTTCAAATGCCCCGTGTGGGCGTTTCACCAGTTGGCAGCCGCCGCCAACAAGCGGTCGTCGGCCGTCAAGCAGCACCACAGTGACGCGGCCGAGGCAAAAGACTGGGCCGAGAACCTGACCTATGCGTTCCAGTTCGGCGTGCCCGAAGACAAGAGCAACTGTCTGCGAATGACCTGCACCAAGGCACGCCGGTCGGCCAAGTTGCCGCCGGTGAGCTTACGGATTGACGGCATCTTCTCACAGATGACTGACGCCAACGACATGTTCCAGTGGGACGACCAGCTGGGGCGGTTCATCCCCATCGCCGAAGCCAAAGAGTGGGCGACGCCGGCGCTCAACGAAATCAAACCCAAGAAAGGCAAGGTGCAACAAGTGAACCCGTACACCGGCGAGGAGTTGGGAGACGTTCAAGACATGACCGACAACTAACAGGAGTGCTGACATGGGCGCGCTCCGGCCTGACCTGTTTAACCGACTGAACACTCGCCGCCGGTTCGGCGGCGTCATCGTCGCCAACGAAGGCGAACCGCTACGGTCGACGGTGACCGTGTCGGACGGCCGAAAGAGTCGGACCGTCCAGGAATGGGGTGAGGCGTATCGGGTGAACTGCCCGTTCTGTTCGGACACCCGCCACCGGCTGTACGTCAACCACCGGTGGGGGCTGTTCGACGGCGACACCGGCGCGAGAAACTGGTGGCTGTGTCACTGCTACAACGAAGACTGTCTGCACGAATTCGCCAACCAGATGAAGTTGCGCGACATGGTTTACGACGACGCCGTGCCGCCGACTCAGGCGGAGTGCGACAAGCTGGTGGTGGTCAAAGCGAAAGGGCCGGTGACACCGATAGCACTGCCCGGCTATTGCGTCGAGGTCACCAGCCTGGGGGCGATGCACCCGGTCAACGTGTATTTGGCGTCACGCCAGTTCGCTCATCTCGCCGAGCCGCTGGGACTACGTTACTGCGTGTTCGACGCGAGCGGGAAATTGGGGGCGACGGACCGGCTGGTCATCCCCATGTACATGAAAGACAAACTCGTCACCTGGCAGGCCAGGTGGCTCGACTTGGTTAATCCGGTTAACGGCAACCCCCCAAAGGGGGTGCCCAAGTACTTGACGTGTCCCGGGTCGCACAAAGCGCAGGTGCTCTACAACTACGACTCGGCAATCAGTTACGGCGGCACATTGCCGGTGCTGGAAGGGCCGACGGACGTCTGGCGATTCGGCCCCGAAGCCGTCGGTACGCTCGGTAAAGGCGTGTCGCTGACCCAGGCCCAGTTGATCTGCTATGGCTGGCCGGCCGTCATTCTGGTCGTGGACAACAACGACCCGGACGCCGAGACGAAAGCAGTACGGGCTGTGACCGAGTTTCGGCGTAACCGCTTTCCGGCGGCTTACGTGAAGACGCCCGCCGGCACCGACCCCGGCGGCATGAGCACGGCCGACTTGCGCAAACTGGCCGGTGACGCGGCAGCCGCCGCCGGTCTGCCGCCCATAGGAGGGTTGAAAGTTGTTTGATAACCCAATCACCGGGTTGGCAACCGACGCCGCTAAGGTGCCGGCGGTCAGCTTCAGTTTGCTGGGCGGGCCGCTTCCGGGCCAAGATTTCGTAGACGCGGCCGTCGCCATGGGTGACAGCCCGCCGACCTTCTCCGGGTCTGGCAAGGCGAAACAGTTGGTCGAGTGTGGGCCCATTCTCACCGAGTTGTACCGACAGGCCACTTACGAGCCCCGATTCCAGCTGTCGGTCATGTTGCGCGGGCACCAGAAGCAGGCCGTCTTTGTCCCCGGGCACATATGGGGGCGGCCGGGTTGGGGGCCGGCTCCGGCCGAGATTATGATCGTCGGCAAGTGGCCAGGCAAGGACGACCTGCCCACGGCACGTAACTTTTGCGGCGAGGTCGGGAACGTGTTGGTCCGGGCGCTGGTCGACCTGGGCGTGCCGGAAGAGTTGTACGAGCAGTGGTACGTCACCAACGTCTCCAAGTACCCGAACATAGACCCGCAAAGCGACCGCCTCTCGGCGGCACAGAAGAACTGCGCGCCCATCTTCTATCACGAACTGAAGACGGTTCGACCCAAGTATATTCTGTGCCTGGGGAGCGACGCCGCTCAAGCCGTCATCGGGCCTGCGGCTAAGGGCGGGGTGGCCGCCGCGCAGGGGCGGGTGTTCGAGGTGCCGTTGCCCGGCTGTGACGCAACGGCGTCGGCTGTGGTGTGCATGAATCCGGGTGCGGTAGTACGCGACGAGTCGCAGTACAAGGACTTTACGGCCGGGTTGGGCAAGTTCGTCGAGCTCGTCCGGACCGGCAAACTTGTTGATCGAGTCCCGTTGCAGGTTGTGCGGCTGTACACCGAAGAGCATCTGAGATCCGTAGTCGACGAGCTCTTGGTCCATCCTGAGGGGCACACCCTGGCTGTCGACTGTGAGTGGAACGGCGACTTTCCCACTGAACCGAATGCCTGGCTACGCACGCTCCAGTTCACCCACCGGGGTGACGTGGCGTACATAGTGGTGTTCCGGCACGCCGGCGGCGCACCGGCATTCGTCGGCGGACCGGAAGCCGCCGCCCGACAGTTGCGTCGCCTCTTTCTGGACACGCCCTCGCGCAAAGTGCGACTGATCGGGCACAACCTTCGGGCCGACTTGCCGTGGATCATTCACCTCGACCGGGAGCTCGGCGAGGGCATGGCCGAACAGTTCACGGCGCCGGACGACGACCCGGGGGTGGAGGACGGCCCGGGCAGGTGGGGGTGGGAGAAGACTAGAGACGAGGGCGGCTTCGACACGATGATCGCCGTGCATTCGGTGCAGGAGGTGGCGGGCCCGTTCGGGTTCAAGTTGGAAGTCGTTACCGGCCGGTTCTGCGGCGTCCCGTGGTGGGACGTGGAGTTGAGAAAGTGGAAGAAGCAGTACTGCTCGGAACACAAGCTCAAGGCGGTCGAGTTGGAGGGCTATGGCGACTGTCCGGATGACGTGTTGTTGGGAGACGTCGCCGGAGACCCAGCCGGCTGCGTGTCCTATGCCGGCTGGGACGTGGCCGGCACCATGCGTCTGTTTCACGTCCTGAACAGGCCGGGCGGACACCTGGACAAAGACGCGTTCGGCAACTGCAGTCGAAAGCCGTTCTGGACGGCCATGCGAGCCAGTCCGGCGTTTCTGGAGATGGAACGAACCGGTTTTCGGTTTGACGCCGACGTCGCCCGGTCACTGACGTCGTCGTACCAGGCGGCCACCGCCCGCCTGCTGTTGGAACTTCGGACCATGATCAACTGGCCGGAGTTCAACCCGGCCAGCGTTTACCAGGTTAGGGATCTGTTGTTCGGCCCCGAGTTTACGGGCAAGCGAGACGCCAGTGGCAACGTCAAACGGTTTTCGCCGGAGACAGTCAGTTCCCTGAGGTTGCGCCCTATCACCACGACTGGCAAGCCGCCCAAGTCGTGGGAAGACGTCGCCCGCCGGGGCGAGGAAAACCTGTATTCGCCGTCGACGGCCAAAGAGACGTTGAGCATTTTCCGGATGAACATGCCCAAGGTCACGGACTTCGACAAATACGCGTGGGGGGTGGTCGACCGTCTGCGGAGCATTCGGTTCTTGAGTCGGCTGCTGTCCAGTGTGCTGTCACCCGACACGGCGACAGACAAGGAAGACGACGACAGCGACGACGAGGGCGAAGAGTTCACGCGCGGGTTGCCGTCGTCCGTGCACGCTGACGGCGTCATCCGGACGCACGTGTTCCCCACCCAGGAGACTGGCCGGGCGGCGACGGTTCGACCGCCGTTGCAGAACCTGTGCCTGTCTGCTGACACAGACTACCTGACCTTGCGCGGGTGGGTTAACGTCAGCCAACTCAAACCGGACGACAAGGTGGCGCAGTACGACGAGCGGACCAAGCAGGTCACTTTCGTCCAGCCCACTGAAATTCACGTGAGCCGGTATGACGGCGAGATGGTCCGACTCCGTTCGCGGCAGACGGACGTGTTGGTCACCCCCAACCACCGGATGCTACTGCGGGACGGCGATAGCTGCATCGAGGTCGAAGCGGATAACTTCGCGGCGGCACGGACGCCCACGCGAGTCATTCCCGCCGCCGGTCTTAACGTGGGCGAGGACTGGTCGCGCGACCAGATTGACTACATCGCGCTGGTCACTCGGTTGGCGTTGTTCAGCAACAGCGGCCGGAACCGGAGTGTGATCGGCCGGCGGCTGATATTCGGGTTGAGGGACCACCAGATCGAGGAGGCGCATGCGCTGCTAAAGCGAATGGGTGGCAACCCGCACAGGGGGCACTGGTTCGGCTTGCACCGGTTGACGTTGAACTCCCGCAACAGTCCGGAACTGTTCGCCTGGACCAAGGCGTTCCTTGGCGCCAGGGTCGCCCTGGGCCCTTGGTTGTTCTCGCTGTCGCACCGGACGCTGCGTCGGTTCCTCATTCGGTACCACTGGTGGGCGAGGTCGAAGCGGCCTAGCCGGCGGCGGCCCACTGTGTTTCAAGCGCGCCGGGGGTATCCTGACGGCCGCGAGTGGTTGCAGGCGGCCGCCGCCCTCAGCGGTCGGTGGTCGTGCAACCCCAAACCGAAGCCCGGTAGTCGCCCGAAGGGTCTTCGGCTGTTGCACCGAGTTCACTCGGACACTGTTCCGAGCGAGGAGGTCCGGGTGACCCGGAAGCCGTACGCGGGTGACGTGTACTGCGTGACCGTGCCTACCGGGTGGATCGTGGTGCGACGGAACGGGCGAACGGCGGTCGTCGGGAACAGCAAAAAGCGGGAGAAGGACTACTCCGCGATGTTGGGCGCCGACTACAAGTACCCCATCCGGGCGATGCTAGCCGCACTTCCCGGGTACGTGCTGGTCGAAGCCGACTACATCGGCGCCGAGCTGTTCATGATGGCCGTCCAGTGTGGGTCGGCCAAGATGGCTGACCACTGTCGGCGGAGTGAACTGCCCGACTCCGACCCGAACAAGTACGACATCCACTCGTCGATCGCCGTCCTGGCGTTTCAGCTGACGGTTCCGTCCGAAGCGGTGATCGAGTCGGCGGCGAAGCTGATGGGTAAGCAGCGGTCAGAGTTGACCGTCAACGTCGGCGACCCGCTGCCGGCGAACAAGACCTGGCTGAAGGCGATCGGCCGGAGCGAGTTGCGTGACGCCGTTAAGGCGTTGGTGTTCGGGATCCCGTACGGGCGCGGCGACGACGCCGTCATTCGCGCGGTCGAAGAGGTTGGAGTCAAACTCAGCCTGGAAGACGCGGCCAAGATTCGGGCGGCCATTTTCAGTACGTACCCCGAATTGGAACCGTTCTTGGCGCAAGCCCAAGCCAGGTCGGTCGATCCGATGTGGCTGGCCAACTGGAACGGGCGGTTTCGCCGGTTCTACCCGACCACGGACCGTGGGGTGGCGGGTGAGATGGCCCGACAGGCTGGCAACTTTTCGATCCAATCTGGGGTTGCCGATGCGGTGAACGTCGCCCTAGATTATCTCTACCGGTGGCCCGGTCGTGTCGACCGAAAAGGTTACCGGTTTCTCTTCTGCCTGCAGATTCACGACGCGATCATGTTCCACGTCCGCACTGACTGTGTGGAGTGGTTCTTGGGCACCGACAAAGAACCGGGTGTTCTACAACGCTGTATGTCCGGAGTGAGGATCCGGCAGGCCACTCTGTCTGGCGTACCAGTGCCCGGTGCGCCGGAGTACCACATGCCCGTCGAATACGCGATCAGTCTGAACTGGGGCATTCCCATCAAACGAGAGGAGGGGTTGGCGCTCGGTATACCGGAAACGTATCTACCCAAAGCGAAGTGACGAGTTTTTGAAAACTGCGCCCACAACGGGGGCTAATCCGTTCTTTTCTCACCACTTGGAGCCAATCATGGCAATGCGTCAAGAGCCGGCCGTCTACCTCACTCAGTCCAACGCCGGGCAGTCCCGGCAGATGAGCGGGGTGTGTGTCACCAAACAGGACGCCGGCGTCGAGGTGTGGAAGCCCTCGTGGAAGGGCACCCAGACGGTCTTTCGGCCGTACCCGTCGTTGCGGCACGACGACGACACCCAGTTCTACCCGTACCGGATGGGTGACACGGATTACTTCGGTCACTGGATCCGTCAGTTCACCGTCGCGTGGGGCGTCGGGTCGCCGGCCGTCACGTTCCTGATGGAGACGTCGCACTCGTTCGACGCCTGGCAGACGCCGCTCGGTCTGCTCAACTCGGTGATCGGTCGGGCGTGCAAGGAACAGCGCGGTCGGCCCGAGTGGGCGCCGCTCGTGACGAGCAGCAAGGACCGGGGCAAGTCGCTGACCATGCCCAAGACCTGCTACATGATGCAGGGCGCGCTGATGATGCACAACAGCAAGCAGCTGTTCGGCAACGGGCGGATGGCGCCCGGCACCGGGCCCAACAGCCCGTGCGTGCTCATGCTCAGCGGCGGGGTGGGCAAGAAGCTGATCGATATGTTGAGCGTCGAGAAGCCGACGTTCGCCCGGACCGACGGGCCGTACAGCTTCGAGGATCGGTACGTCGAAGGCGATCCCGTCGGGCTAGACGCCGGGCGGTTCATCACGTTCTTCGAGTGCGGGCACGACCCGCGTAACAAGTACGCGGCTCAGCCGGTCAACGGCAACCCAATGATCAGCCCCATGGTCAACCCGATGGCCGGCGGACAGACCAAGTCCGGCGGGTCGTTCGAGGAGCGGGGTTTCGACCTGTTCTTGTCGCCGACGGCGCCCGGGTGCGGGCCGGCGACGATGAACTCTCCCGAGTTGCGGGAGATGGTCCGCAGCAAGTGGCGGCACTGGGAAGACATCCTGTACTTCCCGACCGAGGTCGAGCAGGCGCACATGCTGAACCGGGTTTTCCCGGCTACCGCGATCATGGCCGCGTTTGCGGACAACCCGAGCTGGATTCTGGATGAGACGCGAGCCAAGGCCGTGAACCAGACCCAGTTCGTCAACCCCGGCTACCCGCCAGCGGCAGGCGTCCCGGGCTTCGGGCCTCCGGGATTCGGCGGGCCGGTGGCGCCGCCTGTGCAGCCAGGCTGGAACCAGCCGTGGCAAGCGGTACCGGCTGCCGCAGCTCTATGGCAAGCGCCGCCGGCGGCCCCGGCCGTCGCGCCGCCGGTCGCGACTCAGTTCGCACCTCCGGCTGCGTCTCCGGTCGCCCCGCCGGTCAGTTCAGACGGGCTGCCGGCGCACGCGTTCTGGGGCGCCGAGCCAGCCGCTGCGGTTGACCCGGCGGTGCCGGCCGGGACCCTGCCGGCCTGGCCGACCACGCCGCCGGCCGCTCCGCCGCCGGTAGCGGACAAGAGCACGTCTGACGCGATCGCCAGACTGCTCCGCAGTCAACAGACGGGTAAGGGTGGGTGACGTAAAACAGCGGGCCGTCACGTCGTGTGGCGGCCCCTTTTTCCTACCCACCTTTTCCCGAGGGTTCGTTACGTGGCGAAGAAATCTAAACCGGTGATGCCGGTCGACGTCTTAGCGGACGAGTCATCGTTCGACCCGTTCTTCCAGTCTGTTACGGAAAACGCCAAAGCCAACTACCCGGGCAACGTTTACAGCGGCACCGAGGCCGAGCAGCTGCTAGTCGCGCTGCCGGTGCCGTCGTTGGCCATCCGGTACCTGCTCCAGCAGGAAGGGTGGCCGCTCGGCCGCTTCACCATGATCGTGGGCCAGCAGGAGTCGTGTAAGTCGGCGTTCGTCTACGAGATCTGCCGGTGGCACCGACTGGCCAAGGGCCGTGGCGTTTACATCGACACGGAGTTCAAGCCGGCGCCGGAACTGATGATGTCCATCATGGGTTACGACACCAAGGCGGTGGACTACCAGAAATGCCGCACACTCGACGAGTGGGAAGGCGCGCTGCTCAACTGGATCGAGCAGTACAAACTGGCCATGGACGGGACGGACAACAAACCCGGCATCGGCCGGATCGTGCCGATCTGCATGGCTGTGGACAGCCTCACGGCCGCCCTCTCGGAGAAGACCTACGACGACCTGATCGCGGCCGGTCACTCACAGTCGCGGTTTGCGACGGAGGCCAAGTCGATCACCGACTACTTGAAGGTGATGACCAAGATGCTGGACGGGTATCCGATGTCGGTGGTCGGCGTGAACCACCTGAAACACGGCACCACGCCGACCGGTGTGCCTGTTCGGAACATCGGCGGCGGGGCCGGGTTGCGGTTCCACCAGGCGACCGAGATCGAGTTGCGACGTAAGACGGCAATCAACCCGACGGCGAAAAGCAGTTCCCTGCGCCGGAACATCAACGGGCAGGCCGCCGAGGGCATCGAAGTCACCATGGCGGTGATGAAGAACTCGAACGCGCCGCACCAGCACCTGGACGTGGAAATGCTCTGGTACACCGACTACGACGCGAAGCAGGAGGTGTGCACGGTCGACCCGGAGACGGGCGAGGTGCGACGCGAACTGACCTTCCCGCAACGCACGTTCTTCGACTGGCACTCGGCGGCGATCGACATCCTCCTGTCCATCCAGCGGGAAAAGACCAAACAGTCCAAGCTGTTGTGCGAGGTGTTGGAGATCGTCTCCGGCGACGACCGCCGACACTCGTACTGCAAAGAGTTGGGCGTCACCGAGAAGTCCAAGGTCAGTTGGGCCGAGTTGGGGGTACGGCTTGAGGAACGACTGGCGTCCGACCGGTCGTTCGCCGACGCCCTTTACCCCATTCTCGGCATCCGCCGCCGGGTCATGTTCAAACCCGGTGTCGACTACCGCGACTGTTACCGACAGGCGGCTAACCAAGTCGGGGCAACCCCGTCAGAGGAGGCCGAATGAGTTCGCCGCTCGACGATTACTTCACGACCGGCGAGATCAAGGCCATGTCTCGGCAACGTGCCGGCGCTCGGTTCGAGCGCCGGGTTGTCGAGTTCTTGATGCGCCGACTCGGTTTCGGCCACGAGGTGGTGTCCATTGTTCGAGGGTTCCGTGAGGAACTGGGCGAGTCCAAGTTGACGTTCGCGCGGTTCTATGACAGCCACCGGGATTTCCCGGTCTGGGTGTTCACCCGGCGCGTGCGAGACGGGTTCAAGATCGAGGTCGACAAGTTGGCCGATCGTAAGCAGATTTTGAGTGTCCCGGTGATTCGGGCGTTCCTGCACTCGGACGAACGCCTGCCCGAGGAGGTGGTGGCCGACAACGCCCCCCGGGCGATGGTTTTCGAGTGGCTCAACTCGGGCGCCCCGCGCGGCATGTGGGTGGTGCACGACGACGCCACGGCGAGTAAAGCAACTTTGAGTGTCCGCCACCCGGCTGTCGGCCGCGAGAAGCGGCCACTGGCGATCGGGTTGCAACCGTTCGCCTCGTTCCTGGACAATCTGGGTTACAGAAATGCCCCTGTTCAGTGAGAGTCCGCCGGCCGTCACGTACGGGGCGATGGAGCCGCTGCTGCGGACGCTGTCGGCGACCGAGGCGGACACGGAGCTGGTGTCCTTGTCGGACAAGCGAAGTCTCCTTCTCGGCGCCGACGGGTACACGTCGCTGGACGGGTACACGTTGACGCGGTGGGCGTTCGACCAGACGTGTCGACTCGCCTGTCCGGGGTTGAACAAGGTGGCCGTCAGTCTGGCCGAGACGGATTACGACGAAGCGCTGGCGACATACAACCGGGTGTTGTCGCTTCGGTTCGACAACAAGCTGTACGCGCACAAAATGTTGGTCGACAACGGGCGGCGTACGGTCGAGGGGGTGGTCGGTGCCGACTACCAGTGGGTGTCGAACAACCGGCTGGCAGAGATGCTGGCCGGGGTCGCCCGGGAGGGCACAAAATTCCTGACGGCCGTCGTCGCCGGCCGTTGGTTGCTGGTGCGTACGGTCCACACCACGCCGCTGGTAGCCGGCTACGACGGCTGGCACCTGGGTTGGCACACGTCGTCGCACGACGCCGGCGGCGCGAGTGTCAAGGTGGCCGCTCTGCTCGTCCGGAGCGTGGACCGTTGCTCGCTGCTGATTCCGCCCACGCGCGGGCGGGTCAGGCATTCCGGCAATACGTTTGAGGCTAGGTTGTCTGGCGCTTTCGACCGGGCCGCTGACGGCGTCAAGACGGCCGACCAGTATGCCGTCGCCTTTGCCGCCCGGGAGCGGCCGTTGCTCACCAAGCGGAGCCACGGGTTGGAGCGGCTGACCGCGTTGGCCGAGCGACTGGTTGCGGCCGGCATGCCGAGGCTGTTGGCGTTGCGCGCCGTCCGTGAGTGTGCGCTTCGCGGGCGGGCGAGCCAGCCGGTCGCGCAGTCGGTGGCGACAATGGCGCCGTCGTCTTGGGCGAGGTTGACCGAGTTGGACTTGGTTGTAGCGCTATCCCGCGTAGCCAAGCCGCTGTCCGTCCCGCTTCGCGAGAAGGTCGAGCGGCTGGCTTACGCCATGTTGATGGGTGAGTTTTCTTTTTCCGGAGATTAGACATGCCAGACATCGACAAAGTCGACATGGAGAAGCGGCGAAAGGCCGCGTTCGAGAAGCTGCCGTCGCGCCTTCGGACGTTGACCAATTCCATCCGCAACCGTCTGGAGAAGCAGAACAGCGGGTTCATCGAACTGGCCCACGATATCGGCGAGGAGATCGCCGAGGTCCAGGACGAGGCCGGCAAGTACCCGGTAGCCGACCCGATCGGGTTGATGTCCGTGGCGCTGGCCATTGACGACCGTCCGTTCCTGTTGCGGTGCGCCCGGTTCTACCGGCTGGTCAAACAGGAGACCCTGTCCTGGCTGGTGTCGCAGCGTACCAAGTCCACGAACCGGCCGATCACGTGGACACACATTATCCACCTGCTGTCGGTCGACCAAGCCTCTGCGTCGGAAGCCAACTTCAAGAAGTACGCGAAGATGGTCTTTGCCGAAGACCTGTCGCCCCAGGAGCTACAGGCCCGGCTGTGTCAGGAGCTGCGCGAGGGCGTCAAAAACAACGGCGGTCGGCCGATCGCCATCCCGGCCAAACTGCCAGCCAAGTTGGAGAACATGGACAAGGTGCTGGGCGTGCTGCTCCGCAACCACCACCAGTTCTGGGCGCACGACGACCACGGGATCGAGCGGGCGGTGAAAGACCTGCCGGCCGACCAGTTGAACGACGACGTCATTTCCGCTATCGAGCGGCGGCAGAAGTTGGCCAAGGAGGCGCAAGCGGTGCTGGAGAACGACCTGGTCTTGTTGGAGCGGGCCAAGTTGACGGCCCGACAGCGCATGGCTGACCGGGACAAACCGTCGGCCGACGAGGACGACGTTTCGACCGAGCCGGTCGTCGACATGGCGGACGACGCCAACTGATACGCGGATCGTTCCGGCCGGCGTCGCGTAAGCGGCGCCGGCTTTCTGTGGAGTTTTTTATGTCGGACCGCGTGCCGTCTTTCAACCTGTTTCGCATCAACTCGCTGCGTCGGCAGCTGACGGACGAGGTGCTGTTGGGTGACGTGGGGTGTACGTTCTCGCAGGAAACGTTCAAGGATCTGGTGGCCCGAATCACCGCCGCTCTCCCGGAAGGGATTTCCGAGACGACGGTGGCGATGTCTATCGCCGAAGTCGCGGCTCAGCCGCTGACGACGGCTGCCGCCGAGGGCCTGGCTTGGCGGCTGGCGGCCAACGTGGGCCGACTCAAGGCCGGTGTGGCCGTGCCAGTTTGGGCCCGTCAGCCCGAGGACGAGTGGGTGCCTTTCCAGGTGGAAGACGTCGTCCGAGTAACCCGGACGTATGGGCGTGGGCCGGACGCGAAACTGGCGAGAGGCGTGCAGGTCAAACTACGCGCGTTGGCCGGCTATCCGGCCGGGCGATTGATCGAGAAATTCTGGTCGTCGTCGCTGGTCTCACACTACAAGGCGGAGTTAGGGTTTGCCAAGTACGACCGACAGAAGTACCAGTACTCGGTGGCACCGGGACGCGTGAGTTTGCCCCTACACGACTCGACGGAGGTCGGCCAGTTTCGGTTCGTCGCCCTGGTGACGGCCGCCGCCAGCCAGGGTGAGCCGGGTTTCAAGGACGACAGCATCCGCTGTACGGCAACCAACCGCGAGTGGAATCAGACGATCATGCGCAAGCGTCACCGTGTGGCGTTTGCCTGTCCCATCGGAGTGACCACGCCGTGCTTCAGGTGTCAGGTCGGTTGGGACGAGTGCGAGGCGGCGTGCCACCCCCGGACGTTCGAGACGCGGCCGTGTGCGGCGTGCGGGGACGACACGCCACACGACCCGGAGTACGGGTGCGTGTTGTGTGCGGCCAGAGCGACTAAACACTAGGAGCCGAAATGGGTTTGCAAACGAAGATCGAGATCTTCCCGATCGCCAAGACGCAAGTCAACCGGGACGTAGTTCGACAGTGGCTGGCGCACCTGGGCGTGGAGAGCGACGTTGTCGGTGCCGCCGACGAACAAGCCGTCACCGACCCGGCGCTGTTGGTGGCCCTGGCCGGTAAGACTTGCTACAACAGCTGGGAAGTCAGTGACGCGCTCAACCCGAACGTCACGCGGGTGCGTAAGGACTGGGCGGCGTATTTGGACAACATCCTCAAGAGCGGTCACGGTTCGACGCTAGAACATTCTGTTTACAGTTTTGCTTTGGAGGGCGTCACCCGGGTGCTGACGGCCGAACTGAACCGACACCGGGCCGGATGGGCCATTTCCGAGCGGTCGCTCCGGTACGTCCGGTTCGGCGAGGTCGGGGTCAAGTACTGGGAACCGCTTTTCCTTTCGTCAGCGGAAACGACCGAGCTCGCGACGTACAAACGCACGCTGCTCGCTAACGACGCGTTCTCGAGCTTGAAGAAGGATCTGGCTTCCGGTTTCCTCCCGCTCGAATCGACGGAGGAAAAATTGGCCGCGTCCCGCATCTTGCTGGAGCGACAGTTCGACGACCAGAGCGAGTGGTACGCGCTTATGACTAAGATTTGGGAAAAGGAGCTGGCACCTGACTCGACGTTCCACCTTAAGAAGCAGCTGACGTCCATGTTCCGTCGGGGCGTCGGCATGGGCTGTTCGACTGGCGGCGTTTGGACCGGCAACATGCGGGCGCTTCGGCACGTGATCGCGTTGCGGGCTACGCCGGAAGCCGAAGAAGAGATCTGTCACGTGTTTTCCCGGATCGGCAAACTGATGGTCGAGAGCGAGCCGGCACTGTTCGGCGACTTCGAAGAGACGAACAACTTCTGGACCCCCAAGTACCCCAAAGTCTGAGGAGCTTCCGATGGGCCTGACACTGGTTTCGCACGGCGAGAACGGCGCGACGAATCGGCGGTTTTCGCCGAGCCACGACATCGGCTGTTTCTGGCCGACGCTCGTCAGTACGGCTATGGCGTACATGGCCCAGAACACGGTCGACCCGGCCATGGCCAAGTATCTGGAAGATAATAAACTTAAACCCATCAACACGTTGCCGGCGTTCGTCGCCTTCATTCGCGGGATGGAGCGGATGATGGACCCGACCGTTAAACAGCCGGCCGACGCGTTGGTCGCGTCCGGGTTTTTCGGGTTTTCCCCGGCCATCCAAGTGGCCGTCATTTACCAGATCGGGTTGGCGTCGTTGGGCGGCTGGTTCGGGTCGGCCAAAGAGTGCACGGCGGCCGGCACGCTGCAAGACGAGCTGTTGGACCTAATGCGAGTTGGCGGCGGCATCATCGAGAAATTTGCTAGTCGGCCTGAGAGTTCGGTCGCGTCGACGGCGAACTGACGGCCCGACAACACACGGGGGGTAACCCTTATGGCGGAGATCGCCCAGATAGTGGCGCCACTTTTGACACGCATGTCGGCTACACGGAAGTTCCGCAACTTCCCGCGCGACTATCTCGTAGTGGACATCGAGACGACGGGCGTCGAACTGGGGTTGGACTTGATTGTGCAGATCGGCCATTGCGTCGTCATCGACGGCAAGCCGGTAGATCGGGTAGCCACGTTGCTGGACTGGTCGCGGGTGCCGGCAATCGACTCTCGGTGGCTGAGTGACCGCCTGGCGCGGGTCAAGCGACACGTCGAGACGGACAAGCAGGGCCAGCCCACCGGGAAGAAGTATCACATCACGTACGACCGGCTCACACAAGACGGCGTCGAGCCGGTGGCCGTGCTCAACGTGTACCGGGACTGGTTCGACCACGTCCGGGCAGACAACATGTTCTTCGTCAGTCACAACGGCATCAAATTCGACGGGCCGTTTCTGAACGAAGCGTTCACCCGGTGGCTGGACAAGCCGTTCATTTTCGACCCGCTGGAGATGCTCGACACCGGGATGGTCGAGAAGGCGCTGCGGGCCAACGAACTGCCGTGGCCGGAGGAGACGGCGGCTAACTTCTACTCGCGCGTAGGCGCGATGCGGTTGAAGGGCGTGCGGTGGGCGTTAGACGCGTTCGCCATTCCCCAGCACGGGCTGGACGTAAAACACGGCCTCGACCTGTCGGCCGCGCACTCGGCCGATTTCGACTGTTACATGTGCCACCTGCTGTTCGAACACTACCTCGAGAAGACGGCCGCTCTTCAGCCGGCGAAGGAGGCGACTAATGGCTAAAGGGGCCAGCTTCGAGCGGGAGGTGGCCAAGTGGCTGTCGCTGTGGTGGTCCGACGGGGACCACGACGACTTGGTCTGGCGGACGGCCGGGTCGGGCGGACGGGCGACCAATCGGCAGCGAGCCGGCAAAGCCACACGTAACGCGTACGGCGACCTGGCCGCTACCTCGGCCGAGGCACAGCCGCTGTTCGACTTGATCACGTTCGAGCTCAAGGTCGGGTACCCACGTGTGTCGGTGTGTGATCTGGTGGATCGGCCGGACACACACGCTTTCGACAAGGCCAGGTGGGACGGCTGGTTCGTCCAGGCCGAACGGTCGGCGGAACTGGCTAAGACGCCGCTGTGGGCCGTAATCCACAGGCCGACTTCGTTGGCGCCGATGATCTATTTCGACGTACAGCGACTCGACCAAGTGCCCGACGTGGCGGAAGCGTGCCTTAAGTCGCAACACCGCATGGTCGTGACAGGTGTCATTCGTACCGTGGACAAGCAGCTGAGACGGGTGGCCGTCGTCGGGGTGAGGCTGGCCGACTTGTTCGGCGAGTGGAAGTCGGGACGTGAGACGCCTGGATTTTTAAAGCCTACGACCGTTATAGCACTCAAGGTGCGACAACTGACGGGTATACAATGACTGGCCAGTTTCCTGAAACTGAGGGGACGCGCGTTCTGACCGCCGTCGCCGACCGTGCGCCCATTCGGGCAGACAAAGATTGGCGGCAACTGGCCGCCATCGCCGGCGACGGTTTCACGTTCAACTACAGCTTGCTGCACTTGGTAGGGCGGTTGGAACACAACCTCCTGGCCGAGTTCGAAGCCGAGACCAAGCTGGCACCGGAAGCCAAGGTTTTCGTTTACGACCGGCCGCTGTTTCAGGGGTTGTTGACGCCGTTTGACCGACTGTTGTGGTGGGTGCCGGCGGCCGTCTGGCCGAGACTGTACGCGTTCGTCTGTTCGGTCTCCACGTACAACCCGGAGACCCGGTTTTGCGCCGAAGTCATCGCCCAACGGCTGCCGGTGACGCTCGGCGAGACGCCCGTCGATGTGACATTCTTCGCCGTCTCCACCACCGAGGGCGTGTACCATATGCAACAAAACGTCGGCAGTTCTCCATACCTGTTGACTCAGTCGCCAGCCGACCCGAAGGTCAAAACCCTGGTCGACCCTCTGTGACGCAAACTTGGAGTGTCCCATGCCGGCCGAGTGGCACCTGGTGGTGGTGGACGACGAGGGCGTGTCAGTTACGGATTTCGACACGCCCGACGAACTCGCCACGCACCTGAAGGGACTGACATCGGCGGCTAAGGCGGCGTCGGTTCACGTCTTCAAAGGCGCCCGCGTGCCTTTGTCCAAGCGGCCGTTCCGGTACCTAATGGTGCCCGACGGCCCAGCCATCCCTCTGTTCGACCCGCCGACGCCGGACGTGGCAGACGACAACCCGGTGGTGGGCGGCGATCTGGCCAAGCTGTACGAGGAGCTTACCGCGTCGCTGGCGTTACTGCAGGACGGTGTGGTGGTGCCTCAGGCGGAGGCCGAGACTATGCCGGACGATGGGGCGGTCAACGATGACGACGAGCCGCTGTAAATATTCGCCGAAAGGGCAGCATAATGTCGTGCCGAGCTCTTACCGGTTCGGCGTTTTTCTCACAGGAGGCGAACATGTTTGCGACAGGGCCACCGCACGGGGTCGAGCGTCGACCCGGCCGTCACGCCGGAGGCTAGCAGCGCCTAACCGACGGACGCGACCGTCCGCCGGTTGTCGTCAAGCCCTTACGGGCAGGTCAATGACGAGAGTGATCAAGACGGGGCTAGATTTGACGTTGACGGACGTTTCCGGCAAACGGGTGAGTTTGCGGGAACTGGCCGGCCGTCGGATCAAGCGAACGGAAAAAGTGGGGCAGGCCGTGCACGTGATCGTCGACACGGGTACGGGCTGCCCCGGGCTGGTTCTGGTCTGTCCGGACGGGCAGACGTACGACCAGATCTGCTTTAAACAGTTTTGAAACGTTGGAACCACCTCCTTATCAGGAGTCAACGATGAGCCGGAAAGAACTGACGGCGGACGAACTCGAGCTTCGCGAGAAGCTCGCGAAACAGTACGACTTCGGCAAGGTAGCCGACCCGAACTCACTTTCACTCGTGGCGGCCATGCCGGTGCCCAAGCGGTACGGCATGATGGGCTACCTGCGGCGGCGCCTGGACGGGCAGGCGGGCGACCTGACGCAGCTCGCCTACCGGGCGTGGTGCGCCGGCAACCCGGACTATGTGCGGCGGCGGCTGCCGGACACGTGGGACCGCATCACGGCGTTGCTGTCACACGCTGACCTGACCGAGCAGGTCAGAAACACCTTGCTCAAGGTGTGGTTCGGGTCAGCCCCCCGTGGTGTGGCCGAGCTGACCCTCGGCCGCGCGGCCGTCGATATCGTCCGCAAGAACGCCGAACCCGCCGGCGACGACGCCGTGGGTGTGCGGGACCTCGTCGTGGCCACCGTCGTCCGCCTTCCGGACACCCCGACCGGCCAGCCGATGGGTCACGAGCTCAGTCTCAGCCCCATCGTCCCGAGCGAGAACGGCACGCTGGTGTGCCGCCGGACACAGTTGTCGACGGTCGCCGGCAACGGCCTGGCGCCGTTGCTCCTGTCGAAAGACAGGTACGCGAGCGTGGCGTTCCGCCTTCTCCGGCTGATGGAGACAGGGACTACGGCCCGCGACGTCATCGAGTGGCCGAACGTCTACGCCGTGGCGCCGGCGGAGAGCGTGGCCCGACAGGCGTCGACGCCCGGCATGGAAGCGCTGGCGCTTGAAGAAGTGATGAACTGGCAGAGCGAGGCGCGGCCCCAGACCTGGCACGTGCCCGTCGTGCCGAAGGTGTTCGGGTCGGCTGCCGGCAGTGACTTCCCAATCAGTACGCTGCAGGCGGCTCGGCGAAGGGCCGGGGCGTCGTGGGATGAAGTCTGCGCCAGCGTGCGGGACTTCTACGCCCCCGAGGTCGACGGCGAAGTGCTGGCGCCGGTGTCACTACTCGGCGACCACACCAAGATCAGCCGGTACATGATCGACGCCGCCAGCTGGCGACCGCAGCTGGTGGCGATCGACGCCGTGGCCGGCGTATCGACTGAGTGGTTGTGGGAGTTGATTTGACTTTCCGGACGTCGGGCTTCGGCCCGGCGTCCCTTTTTTCTTTAGCCATGAGGTAGCAGGATGGCGGCACACAGGCGTACGGCTGAGTTGCCCGGACAGTTCACGCTGGTGGACGGCGAAACGGCCGAGCAGACGACCGTCTCGAGTGACGAGTGGTTGGCCCTGATCAAGGAGACGACCGAAAGCGGGTTACCCATGACGGACGTGTTGCGTAAGCAACGCAAGTCGGCTGAGGCCGGCGGCGCCGTGGCGAGCGTCCCGCCAGTCGGCTCGCCGCCGGTCGGTCCGTCGCCCGTCGTCACCGGGGCAGCCGGCGGGGCGGCGTCGCCGAACGGGTACGTTATGGTTAAATTCGAGTTTCCGTTTGGGGGAAAAATCAAAACCTTCTACCATAAAGTCATCTACAACCAGGGTGCGTTGATTCTGGTCTACGACCACAGTCTGGCCGGGATTCCGTACTTCTCGCCGCCAACTGTTCCGGCCGACGGGACAGACGGCGCGCCGCAAGCGTTCGCCATTCTGGTGGACGACCCGGCCGAAGCGGCACCGAACGTGTACCTGGCCTACCCGACCGGGATAAGCTATCTTGACGGCAACCGCGAGTACACCGTACTCACGGTCGAAAGCGTCAAGCGGAGCGTTGAGTAGTGGTGATAACGCTGACCCCAACGGACACCAGGAGGCCGACAGCCGCCAGCCCGTTCGACGGCAGCGGGGTTCGTCGGAATCTCGATGATTGACCCCATGATCGGCGCACCGGCGTCGGCGTACCAGTTCCCGGACCCGTTCCTGGACTACGCCTCGACGGTTATGCCCCGGACCATGTCGCACGCCTTGCGTTACTGCGAGGGGTTGGTCATGGCTAACGGCACGTACCGGCAGGCGATGGATCGGGTTCTTTCGTACTTCATCACGGATCTGGAAGTGTCGGATGTCGCCGACGACGAACGTGATCGCTGGGTCAAGTATTTGGAAGAGACGGTAGATTACCGGTCGGTCGTACACCGAGCCGGCGTGGACATGGGGGTTTACGGGAACAGCTTCGTATCAGTTTTGCCCAGTTTTCGCCGATACCTGGCCTGTCCCAACCAACGTTGCGCGATGGAGGCGCCACTGGGTGTCATCCAAGACAACTCCCACTTCCAGTTCCAGTGGAGCAACTTCCAGTTCATCGCCAAGTGCCCGGCGTGCGGCTTCAAAGGGCCGTGGAGGCGTGTCGACCGAGAAGACTCGGACCCGTCGTCGGTCATCATCAAGCACTGGAACCCGCACGACATCGAACTCCTGCACGACCCGTCGACGGATCAGGTGGCGTACCTGTGGCGAATTCCTGAAGACCACCGACAGCTTATCCGCAAGGGGCACTCGTTCCATCTGGAACGCACCCGGTGGGAGGTGATCGAAGCCGTCCGGGACAACAAGTTCCTGATGTTCAACGACGACGTCGTCTTCCACCTCAAGGAAGAGACGCTGTCTGGCATTCGCAACCGGGGGTGGGGGTTAAGCCGCATCCTGAACAACTTCCGCCAGTCCATCTACGTTCAGGTGTTGCACCGGTACAACGAAGCGATCGCGATGGACTATGTGATCCCGTTTCGGCTGATCACGCCCGAGCCGTCGCCAGTCGGCGGGCCGATGGGTGACCCCCTGTTGGGCAGTAACCTGGGCGGGTTCATGGGCACCGTCCGGCGGATGCTCGCCAACCGCCGGCGTGACCCGGCCGCCTGGAACACGTTGCCGTTCCCGGTCAAGTACCAGGCGCTGGGCGGCGACGCCAGACAGCTGGCCCCGCGTGACCTGCTGGACCAGGGCCAGGAGACGCTGCTGAACTCGATCGGCATTCCGGTCGAGTTGTACAAGGGGACGCTGCAGGCGCAGGCGGCACCGGCGGCACTACGTCTGTTCGAGGCGACCTGGGGCAGTGTGCCGGCCAACTACAACGCCCTGCTGCAGTTCATCGTTCGGCGGACGGCACAGCTGTTGTCCTGGGAGCCGGCCAGCGTCCGTATGACCAAGGTGACGCACGCCGACGACCTGCAACGGCAGCAGACCAAGCTTCAGCTCATGGCGTCCGGCAACGTCAGTCCGACTACCGGCCTCAAGTCGGTCGGCCTGGACTACCGGGAAGAGTTGCTCCGCAACTTGGACGACCAGCGGTTCATGGCCGAAGAGCAGGCGAAGCTCCAGCAGAAGATGGAACAGTCCGCCCAGATGGGCCAGATGTCGACGCAACCGGCCCAGCAGCAGGGGGGCGGCGACCCGAGTCAGGGCGGCGGACCGCCGGGCGGCCCGGGCGGGCAGGCGTTGCAGAGTGTCGTGTCTCAGCTGCCCACCGGCCCCAACCAGGCCATCACGCCCGAAGAACTGCTCCAGCGGGCCAACTACCTGGCGTCCCAGTTGCTGGGCATGCCCGAGTCCCAGAAGGACTCGGAGCTCATCAAACTCAAGCAGATGGACCCGACGTTGCACGCCCAGGTCCGCATGCGCATGAACGACATGCGGCAGCAGGCGCGGACACAGGGCGGGGCGATGGTGTTGGCCCAGCAGTTCGGCAAACAGGGCGGCACCCGTCGGCGGCGGTCGATCCTGCCGACCGACTGAGAGGCTGGACGCATCGCCGGCAGATGAGTTTTGAAAAACTCGAATCGTCCCCCGGGGCCTTTATGTTCGCATCGGCCGACGACAGGCTGGACGCCGACATAGACTACGCCAACGTCTTTTCGTCGCTCGCCCTGTCCGGCGCGGAGCGGGCGGCCGTCCGGTGGACGCCGGGGCGAATGAATCACCTGTACGAAGTGCGGCGGCTGTCGGTCGAACTGATGACGGCCGTGACGGACGGACTGCCGTGGCGGGCCAAGAAGTACTGGGTGGCGGTGGCGGAGGCGATAGCCATGCTCCACGAGCTCATCGTCGCCGGCGCCCGGTTCGAAGACGTGGAGCAGGCCGCCGACTTTTATGTAGCCAAGGGTGTGGCGGCCGTCACACCTGATTTTCGCGAGCCGGTCGTTCGACGGGTCAAACTCACGGCCAACCGCATCGGCCTCGCCCCGTTACACGTCCAAGTGGTCGCCCTGGCCGACCTGTCTGTGTCCTGGCAGACCGACCCGGAGGCGGCCAAAACGACTCTCGACTGTATGCACCTGGTGCGGCGGACGGCTGTGACGGCCGAGCCGGCGGCCCGGCTGGCAACCACCCTCCGCAAACACGTGGTCTCTAAACCGGGGCGACGTCGTTAGAATGACTGGCAGGAGGCCGACTCATGCCAGCACTTACGCCCGAACAGGCTCGTTCCACTTTTCCGGCCAGTCCGGGGGCGGCCGACGGAGTCTTTTCGAACCGGCCCGGCTCTCTGACGGGCGTTCTGGTTATGACGGCCGGCCCCACAGACGGGGTGTCGGGCGTCAGCAGCACCGTACTCGACCAGTCAACGACGGTGCAGAATGTCCTGCCGTTCGACGCGAACGTAGGCGGGTACCTGCTGGGGCGGTCCGGTAGTCATCTTCGGCAGTTGCCGTTCAGTCTGTTCGGCCGGGCGCTCCTGACAGCCGGGACTTCGCAAACCGGACGCGAGTTGCTGCAACTGGGCAGTTTGGCTTTGGCGTCTCCCACCGGTACGGCTGACGCTTCGACGTTTCTTCGCGGCGACAACACTTGGCAGCCGCTGAGCGGCATCGTTACCACCGACGCCAGCCTGCTCACCAGCGGCACCCTGGCCGACGCGCGGCTGTCGAGCAACGTGCCGCTGAAGAACGCGGCGAACGTGTTCAGCGTCGGCGGGCAGGTGATTCAGACGGCGGCAGGGACGGTCGG